CGACCCCGCCCACCGATCCGCCCAGCCCAGGAGTGCCTACAGTGACCGCTACCGCCCCGCCCGCCGCCGGAACCCTCGAGCCCGCCACCTTGACCGCTGCCGGCGCCGCCGCCGCCGCGGCCGGGCATCCCGCGGCCGGCGGGGTGGCCCCCGCCCACGTCACCGACCCGTACCCCTACGCGGAGCCGCTCGAGTGCGGCGGCCCGTCGTTTGTCCGCGACGCTTGGGCCGCCCTGGAGAACCCGGGCTCGAGCGAGGCCGACCGCTGGCGCAAGGCCCAGGCCATGGCCGCCGAGCCCGCGTTTGTGCGGGCCGGGCTGGCCCGTATCGGACGGGTGCACGCCACCCCCAACGCCAGCGAGCTGGAGGCCGCCACGGGGACGACCGGCAACCAGGGGGCGCTGGTCCCGAATCGTTGGCTGCCGGGCCGCTACGTCCCCCTGGTTGGGGCTAAGGCGCCGCTGTATACGTCGATCACCAAACTGGGGACCCCGGACTTTTCCACCCTCGAGGTACCCCGCACGCTGGCCGAAACGGGCCTGTCCGGGTTGCCGGCCAACGAGACCACGCCCATCGCGCCGGGGGACATCACCACCACGTCCGATCAGATCATCATCCAGGAGGTAGAAGGCGCCTACCTGTTCTCGCGCAAGCTGCTGATGGGGTCGAATCCGCAGATAGACCGGATCGCCCTGGACGCCATGAACCGGGCCTGGCTGGCCGACGTGGAAGGCCGGGCCGTCACCTACTACGTGAACGGCACCAATACCCACACGGCCGTTTCGGCGGCCTACACCGACGGCCTGGAGTACACCCAGGCGCTGCGCGGGGTGATGGCCGCCCTGGCCTCCGACACGATCTACCAGGCCACCGTGGTTTTGCCGCCGAAGCTGGAATATCAGGCCGTCGCCGCGGCCGACGACGCCTCCGGCCGGCCGCTCTTGCCGTACGGGCCGCAGGTGAATGCGTCGGGCGAATCGGCCGCCGGCTACGCCTCAGTGGCCGTGCAGGGGGTGCCGTTGCTGCCCGGCCCGTACCAGCCGGCCGACAAGACCGTGGTCCTCGACCAGTCCATGGACGCGGCCATTGCCTTTGCTACCCCGGTGATGGATTTCCGGCTGGAGTGGACGACCGACGCCACCAGCGGCGGCAACGTCAAAGTGCTCAAACTGGTCAAGTACTCGGGGGTGGGGTTCTGGTCGCAATACCCGGGCGGGGTCGTGGTCATCACCAACACCAGCCCGCTGGCCGCCGCCGCCGACGAGGCCGACGCCGGCAACGGTGGGACGCGGGCGGCCCGCAAGTAGATGCCGTTCGGAGCCGACATATGGCCGACTGACGCCGACCTGGCCTCGAGGCTGGGCCTGGGGCCGGGCGAGGACGCCGAGCGGGTCACCCAGGCCAACGGGGCCGCCATTGCCGACGCCGTGGCCGTGGTCGGCCTCGACCTCGAGACCGGCCCGGAGGACGCCGGCCAGTTTGAGGCCGTGCTGTTGCTGGGCCAGTGGTGGTACGAAAACCGGAACCGCCCCGAAGGCCTCGACTCGCTGAATCCGGGCGCCGCCCCCTACTACCGCCGCGTGGCCCTGGGCATCCTGGCCCGCGGCACCATGCCGGTCGCGTGAGCATTCGGGAGGCCGCCGACGATTTGGTGGCCGCGCTGGAGGCCGCCGGCCTGCGGGCCGCCGTCAGGGATGGGGATATCACCCCGCCCGTGGTCTACCTCCAGATCGGCACGGTCTCCGACGCCGGGGCCGTCCTGTCGGGCGGCACCGTGGTCGTGTTCTACGTGTATTACCTGCCGATACGGGGGATCGACAACCTGGCCGGCGACGCCGACGCCCTCGACGCCATATACGGCGCCCTGGAGCCGTTGGCCTGGGCTGAGCTGGCCGCCACCCGTACCAGTGTGACGATCAAGAACGAAACGTGGCCGTGCTACCGCCTGGACGTGGCCCTGATGTCCGCCCCCGCCCCCGAACCCGCCGAAAGGTAGAGATATGCCGACCGTCGTTGACAAACTGAAAGGCACCCTGAAGCTGGGCGACACCGCCACCGGGGTGGCCATGGAAGCGCAGATAAGCCAGATCGGCACCCCGCAAACCGTCACCCGCGACGCCGCGGTGACCGTGCTCACCGGAGACGTGATCCAGGCCGGCGCCACCTACTCCTGGAGCCTGACCGGCCAGGCCCTGCTGGATATGTCCGACCCCGACGGGGTGTTCTATTTCGTGAACGCCCACCAGGGCGAAGAGATGCCGTTCACGTTCCTGCCGATCGGCAGCGCCGGGCCGACCATTTCGGGGACGGTGATAGTGGACGGCTGGGACACCGAAGAGCTGGCCTCCGGGGCCATTGTCCAGTCGAAGTTCACGTGGCCCATGCAAGGCCAGCGCACCATCACCCCGCCCACCGTCCCCTAGTGCCTGACGATGGGATCACCGCCGACGCCGTGAACGGGCCGGCCTTCCGGGCCGCCCTGGAGCAGATCCGCGCCGACGTGGCCGCCCCCAAAGGCCCGCTCGAGGCCGCCGCCAAAGAACTGGCCGCGGCGGCCGCCGCCGCCGCCCCCCACCAATCCGGCCGCCTGGCCGGATCCCACCAGGTGGTCCCGGCCGGCGGCAACAAGGTCCGGGTGGCGGCCAACACCCCGTACGCGGCGCCGATCCATTGGGGCTGGCCGGGCCACGGCATCCGCCGCCAGCCGTGGCTGGTGGCCACCTGGCTGCGGAACCCCCGCCCGCTCGATTCCATGACCCAGCAACTCCAGTCCGACATCGATAAGGCGGCCTCCAAAACATGACCCAAACCGACGACCCCACCACCCCGGCCGACCCGGCCCCGCTGTCCGATTACGCCTTGCCCTACCTGGACACCCTGATCGTTTTCGATGACGGCCTGCGTCTGACCGCCCACGCCGACCAGCGGGATATGCGCCGGGCGCAGGTGGCCATAGGCGGCAACGTGGAAGGCGACCCCATAGGTTTCACCCGGGCCACCGCCTGGGCCTACCTGCACCGCATGGGCGAGCTGTCGACCGGCTGGAAAGACTTCGACCAAAACGTCAGTTTTGTGGTGCCCCTGAAGGAGCAGACCGCGGCGGACCCTACACAGACGGCATCGGACGAGTGATCGCCGCCCTGGCCATCCGGCTAGGGGTGGCCCCGTCGGTGCTGTGGGAAGAGGACCCCCGCGATCTGGCCACCCTGATCGCCGTGCTAGCCGAGGCCGGCTGACCGATGGCTAAGGCGGCCGTTCTCAACATTGACATTGTGGCCACCGCGGAGAAGGCGTTGGGCGCCTTCGACAAGGTGAAAGACAAGGCCACTAGTTCGTTCTCGTCGCTGAAAATCGGGGCCACCGTGGCCGCGGGGGCCGTGTTGGCCGGGCTGGGCGACGCCACCAAGGCGGCGGCCGAGCACGAGGTTTCGGTGTCGAAGCTGACCCAGGCCTACAAGGACGCCGGGGTGTCCACGACCGATATGGGCAAGAGCCTCGAGGAAATCGACGCCTCCAGCCGGCGGACCGGCCAGTCGACGGAGGACAACATCGCCGCCTACACCAAACTGGTCACCGCCACCAAAGACACCACGAAGGCGCACGACGATCTGGCCGTGGCCCAGGATTTGGCCGCCTTCAAAGGCATATCCGTCGCATCGGCGGCCGATGACGTGGTCAAGGCCCAGGGGGGCCAAACCCGGGCGCTGAAAGAGCTGGGCATAGCCACCACCGACGCCGCCGGCAAGCAACTGTCGACCACGCAAATAATGAAAAACTTGACCGACGCGGTCCACGGCCAGGCCGACGCCATGGGCGACACCGCCTCCGGCCAGATGGCCCGCTACAAGGAATCCCTCGACCAGACAAAAGTGGCCGTAGGCGAGGCCCTGCTGCCGGTCCTGAAAGAGTTTTTGAACATGCTCCAGCCGTTGTTCACCTGGCTGGCCAACAATCAGGCCATTCTGAAAGTGTTGGCCCCGATTATCGCCATCGTGGCCGGCACCATCCTGGCCGTGACCACCGCCCTACGCATTTGGGTGGCCGTGCAAACCGTTTTGAACGTGGTCCTGTCGGCCAACCCCATAGGCATCGTTATTTTGGCCGTGGCCGCCCTGATAGCCATCATCGTCCTGGCCATCCGGCACTGGCAGGACATCCGCAACGTGATCAACGACGCCTGGTCGATCCTGAAGGATTTGGGCGGCTGGATCATGAACAACTGGCAGATAATCGTGGATATCCTGCTAGGCCCGCTAGGCGTGTTCCTGACCCACCTGCAGGACGTGAAGCGGGCCATCGAGGACGTGATCAACGCCCTGGAGGACGTGGGCCGTAAGGCCTCCGACGCGTTGGGTTGGCTGGGCAAGATCCCCAAAGGGGCCGGGTCGATTATCGACAAGCTGAACCCGTTTTCGCTGGCCGCCCCGGCCGGCCCCGCCGCGGCCACCTACGTGTTTCAGATCACCGCCACCCCCGGCGCCGACCTCCCCGAGGCCGTGTACCAGGCGCTTAGGGACTACCAGCGCCGCCACGTCCGCCCCGAGCTTGTTGCCACCTTTGGCCGCTAGGCGGGCGCCGTGGCTTTCGTGTGGGATAGCGCCAAGTGGGACCAGGCCGAATGGCAAGGCAAACCGCCCGGACAGGGCGGTTGGGGGACGGATTGGCGCTGGTGGTTTCAGTACGGCACCCAGTTTTGGTACGACCTGACCGGCCTGGTGGTGGAGGCCCGCTGGACGACCGACGGCCACACCCTGGGCGACGGCACCTTCCGCGGCGACCTCCAGCCCGGCACCTGCACCATGCGGCTGTGGGACCCCGGCCACCTGTTGGACAACCTCCCGAAAATGGGGTGCGTGTTCGCCCACTACGCCCCCACCGGGGCCACCTGGTGCTGGTTCTACGAATCGTTCACTCGCGGCCTGTACGCCCCCGGCGACCCGACCGACGCCGACTGCGTGTACGTGGGCGACACCTGGCCGCCCCGGCTGACCTCCAACCGCCTGGACACCAACTATCCGGCCCAGTCGGCGGCCGCCCGCCTGACCGCGGCGGCGGCCACCATGGCCACCCCCGGCATGATCCTGCCGGCCGTGTCCGCCTTCGTGGCCGCCCAAACCCAGGGGATGGCCGCCGCCGCCGCCAACAGCAACGACGGGTCTTATCCGGGGGTGCTGCCCGCCGTCCGCGACGCGGCGGCGCCGGGGCTGGCCTGGCTGGCCGCCACCGCCCCGTCCACCGCCCGGGCGCCGGGCGCCCTCGAGTTTCACTACGCCCGCTGGGATGCGGTGACGTTTCGGGGGTTGGACCGCTCGCAGGTGATCGCCGGCCCGGCCGTCTCGCAGGACGTGGCCTGGATTGTCACCACCGCCCGTTTCGAGGCCACCGCCGCCGACGGCACCCAAACCGCTTTCACCGCGGTAAACAATCAGACCCGCGGCGCCTGGGGCTACCAGGGGCCGACCATGCGCATGGTCGGCAACGTGGCCCCCATCGTCCCGCAAGGCCCGGAGTTCGCTGCCTGTAACGCCACCGCCGCCGCCATCTACCAGGCTTTCGGGGACCCCACCGAACAGTACCTTTCTTCGGTCGACGTGCAGTCGGGGGCGCGCACCACCCCGACCGGGGGGCCGTCGCCGGCCGGCTGGGACCCCTACGCACACACCTTCGCCCCGACCGAGGTGTTGACCCTGACCCCGCCGACGCCGCCGCCGCCGGTCCCCTTCACCACCCAGTACCGGGTGGTCAAGTCC